CAAAGAGCATACATCCACATTTACAACGAATGGTTCAGAGACCAAAACCTTCAAAACTCAGTAGGCTGGTCATCAGGAGACACTGGACACGTAGCACCGTTAAACCCTTTACCACGAGGCAAAAGACACGACTACTTTACTTCCTGCCTACCATCACCACAAAAAGGAGATCCCGTATCATTACCATTAGTAGGCAAAGCACGCGTAGCAACAGACGCTCAAACCAATCAAGCACTATCAATCTACTCATACGACAACTCCGCACAACGACTCATGGATTCAGGAGCTTCATTCGTAGACCTATCTTCAAATGCTGGCCTAACAGCCAACGAACTATACGCAGACATGACAACTGCAACTGCAACAACTATCAACGACCTGCGCGAAGCATTCCAAATTCAGAAACTTATGGAACGTGACGCACGCGGCGGAACAAGATATGCTGAAATAGTTGACGCCCACTTTGGGGTTAAATTCCTTGACGTGACGTATCGGCCTGAATACTTAGGTGGTGGGTCGTCAATGATAAACGTTAATCCAGTAGCCCAAACATCAGGTACAGGAACATCACCACAAGCAAACCTCGCTTCATTCGGCACAGTCGGAGTAAACAATATCGGCTTCACTAAATCTTTTACAGAACACTGCATCGTCATCGGCCTAGCATCAGCCAGAGCAGACCTCACCTATCAACAAGGTGTTAACAGAATGTTCTTAAGAGAAACACGCTACGACTACTACTGGCCCGCATTAGCCCACATCGGAGAACAAGCAGTTGAACTACAAGAGATCTTCCACTCAGCAGACGACATCGCAAACCAATCAGTATTTGGATACCAAGAACGCTACGGAGAATACCGATATAAACCTTCACAAATTACAGGACGCTTCAGATCATCAGCTGCACAACCACTTGATTACTGGCATCTATCAGAAGAGTTCTCGTCCTCTCCGGGCCTCAATGGATCATTCATCGAATCAAACACACCTATGGAACGTATTAAAGCCGTCACTACGGAACCTGACCTAATCTTCGACTCACTGTTCACCTTACGATGTACACGCCCAATGCCTCTATATGGCGTTCCCGGCTTCACAGACAGATTCTAAGGAGAAACCTATGGGATGGTGGGTAGCAGGAGCAGCAGCTGTATCAGCGCTCTCCTCACAACGTACAAACAAACAAGCAGGCGGTATGTCTAAACGCCAAATGAAATGGCAATCAAACGAAAACGTACTTGCCAGAGACTTCAACTCAGCAGAAGCACTAAAAGCGAGGCAATTCAATGCAGGACAATCAAATATCAACAGAGACTTCCAAGAACGGATGTCAAACACAGCTGTTACACGCCGTATGGCTGATCTTAAAAGCGCCGGTATTAATCCTATTCTCGCTGCTGGCGGTAGCGCGTCGAGTCCTACAGGTGGCTCTATTGGCGGCGCTAGTGCTACTTCTCCCGGCGCTCCTTCTGGCTCTACAGCTCCAGTAATCGACGAAGGCAGCAGTGCTATACAAGCCGGTATCGGCGCTATGCAAATTAAACAAATGAAAGAAAGCCTCAAAAACATGAAAGCTCAACGTAAAAAAACTGAGGTAGAAACTACTCTAAAAGCCAAAGATGAACCTATCGCAGAAATACGCAATAAGTACACCAAAGAGGCTATAGAGAAAATCGAAGGTATGGGAGCTAAATTTGGAGACACCTTCTCATCAAACACAACAACGCTTCGAAAGGAAATACAAAGGAATTCCGACGAAGCTAAAAACTTCATTAAAGGATACATGGAGAAACTTGATAATTACCTTAATCATCAAACAGATATGATTCAAAAACGTTTCAACGAACTCAAAAAAGAACGTAATCAATTCGGAGACTAAAATGCCTAAACCTAAATTCAAAACTCAATTCGAGGGTCAAACCCGAGTACAAACACACTTTGATTTGGAGAAAACACCGTCTTTGACGGAACAATCACACAAACAAAGCTGTGACGTAAACTGTATTATTAAACGACTTGCTCAGACCGGAATCCCTGATCCCGGCTTCTCAGAGCAAAACTATGGAGAATTCGACCCTGTCGACTTCCAAGACGCAATGAACACCATTGCAAAAGGTCAATCCTCATATGAACAACTACCAGCTGCCATAAAGCAGAAATTCGGATCACCACATCAATACATGGAATTCGTAACCAATCCAGACAACGCCAAGAAAATGGTAGAACTCGGTATCGCTGTCAAACGCGAGAACGAAAACCCACAGGCGCCTGTGGATATAACAGAGCTGAAAGCAGCTCTAAGAACGGCTCTCAAGGAAGAGCCAAAAACACCTCCAAAGGAGGCGGACGCATCGTAAAAGCGGACGGTTAGCACAACCTCCACTTGATGTAATTGTGCTAACTGACACCCCACCCTAAAAATCGGGGTGTCAAAATATAAAATCACCTTGCAGTGTGAGCGCGACCAGCGCTTGCAATGTGAGGTAACACTGGGTTAGACTGCTCCCGTGACTGACACCAACTAACTGGAGAAAAAACCCATGAGAAAAAAACGTTATAAAGAATCCTCTAAAAAACGTAATCGCACATTCGGAAAAACAGCAGACCGCACTCACGTAATGAACCTGAGACCGCGGCCAATGCGAGGAGGTACACGCTTGTAATGCCTTGTTATTCACCGTTAAAAGGCTGGCGCGCAAGCCAGCCAAACGATAAGACTGGACGCTACGGAATAGTGTTCAATCAAAAAATGGGAGATAAAGATCGCCCTATGGACGTTCCCTGTGGTAAATGCATAGGATGCAGACTGGAGAAATCACGTCAATGGGCAATGAGATGTACACACGAAGCACAGCTACACGAACACAACGCATTCATAACACTAACTTACGATGACGAACACCTACCAGAAGGCGCTACACTCGACGTTAAACACTTTCAGGACTTCATGAAAAGATACCGTAAACAAGTAGCCCCTCTAAAACTTCGCTTCTTCCACTGTGGAGAGTATGGCAAAAATGACGAACACAACGAGAAACATCGTAAAACTTACGGCATGTCAAAACTGGGAAGACCACATTACCACGCTATCATCTTCGGTCACGACTTCAGAGATAAGGAAATATTTACCGAACGGGAAGGTATTACGCTATACACGTCCGAGAGCTTACAAAGGCTCTGGGGCAAAGGTTTTTGTACAATTGGTGAAGTAACTTTCGAGAGCGCCGCATACTGCGCTAGATACGTAACAAAAAAAATCAACGGAGACATGGCAGAAGACCATTACACAAGAGTATATCCGGATACAGGCTCTTTCAATCGATTAAAACCAGAGTACACTACTATGTCAAGACGCCCCGGAATCGCGGCTAAATGGCTAGAAAAATACAAAGGAGACATATACCCAAAAGACTATTGCACTATCAACGGACGCATAATGCGCCCAACAAGATTCTACGACAATATGCTGGAACTAGAGGACCCAGAACTACTTAACAAAATGAAAGCCAAACGCACATTAGGTGCAAAAGAACTTGCCCACGATAACACCGGGCAAAGACTGTTAGACAAAGAAACCGTTAAAAAAGCACAAGTTAAATTCCTAAAACGAACCCTAGAAGAAGAGGCTCAACAATGAAAAAATTATTCTCAGTATTCGATAAAGCATCAATGTTCTACAACTCTCCAATCGTATGTACACACAAAAATCAAGCACTACGCATATTCGAATCAGCCTTCAGAGCTAAGGATTCAGACTTCCAAAAGTACCCTAACGACTACGATCTCTACTACATGGGAGACTACGACGAAATTACAGGCACCTTCCATCAGCCACAAGACTGCCCACGACTAGAAATTAACGGACTACAGATGATAAGAAACATCGAAACACTGGATCGGGAACATATGGATGACCGCCTATCGCAAATCTCCCAAGAAAAAGCCAAAGCGAAAGCCAAAGAAGAATCAGTCTTCGATAAAATCATTAAAGATGAGGAATACCAAACCACACTACAAGAACAACTCAACAGACAGGAGCTTGGCGATCATGAATAAATTCTATCCTCAGCTGGGACAACAATACTACGTACCCTCGTTCATGACACGCTGTAAATCAGCAATGCTAATCTGGGAAGACTCAGACACTAACCAATACCATATGTACCATAACCTCGTATGCAAAACACGAGACCAAGCAGTAGCAATCACAAACGCAGCAATCGACAACCATAAACTAACCAAGGAGCACACACTATGAAATCAGTAATGAATCATACGTTTTCACAAGTACCACATGCAGATATACCACGTTCTACATTCAATCGATCTTGTGGACACAAAACCACATTCGACTTTGATAAATTAATACCTATCTTCGTTGACGAAGCACTACCCGGTGATACCTTCAACATGAATATGACAGGCTTCGGACGCTTATCAACACAGGTCGCTCCCGTAATGGATAACATGTACGTAGATGTACATTTCTTCGCTGTACCACTCAGACAAATCTGGGGCAACTTCAGACGCTTCTGTGGAGAACAATTAAATCCTACAGACTCTATCGACTACGTAGTACCAAAATCAGATTTTGTTATTACACCTGACTCAATAGAAGACTACTTCGGACTACCAGTAAACGGTTCTGCCGTTGAACACTCCGCATTATTCCAAAGAGCATACATCCACATTTACAACGAATGGTTCAGAGACCAAAACC